TTGCCAATGGTTTCTTGAAACCCTCGCCTTGTGGTTTTAGTTCTCCTGATTTTAATTTCTCAGCATCACTTTTGTCAAGTCTGATAACCCTACCAATAGTCTGTGCCATAGTAATGAGATCAAGATTTCTCATAAGAATAGCAGCAGTGAGTCCGCTGACATTCATACCCTCTGATAATATAGAGTGATGAAACATAACAAACTTTTTCTCAGGGTCACTGCCCCACTTGTTCATCAGATTGAAAAATGTCTCTCTTGAAACTTTCTTACCATTGATGATAGCACCATACTTTGATGTAATGTGTAATACATTGTATTTCATAGAATGGCATAATGCCTGAAAGTTTGTACGTTTGATAAGATTATTGATATTGGTAGTTGACTTAGCAGTTACCAATACTTTGTCCATGTGTTTCTCATTCTTGAGAGCGTCAAGGATAACTTCTTTATCAATTTCTTCCTGACTATCATAGTGACCAATAGGATATTTTACTGCCTTGACTTTAGGCGGTATAATATAACCTTTAGCAATCAACTCTGGAGCAGGCACTTGAGCAATCACGTTACCAAATATTTTGGTGTTGTTCATACCAAGTAAAGCATTTCTGTTCTCTTTAGGTGTAGCAGTAAAGAAATACTTGCGACTAGCATACTGTGAGAAATAGTCAACAGCAGGCAAGAAATTCTTTTGTACTGAATTGTGTGCCTCGTCAAAGTATATTGTATCTACCTCTACATCAATCGCCTCTTGTATTCTGTGTAGAGAGTGATATGTTGTAAAGATCAATATATTCTTAACAGTATTGTGATACCACTCTTGAATCTGTTTTGGTCTAGTAGTCTTGAAATGGTGTGTATCTCCACTATGAACATGACATACAGATACATTATCAATATGCTCAAGAAACTCTGAACATAATTGATTTGCCAATAATATTCTAGGAGCAACAACAACTATGGTCTGTGGCACAGGCATACTGAATCGCCATTTGGCATCTGTATCATACATAGGGTCTTACCACCGCCTGTAGGTACAAGAACTTTGCCTTTTGATTTTGTTGTCATCAACTGAATAATGTCTTTTTGATGATCTCTCAATTCCATAGTGTTTGTGTCAATAATCATATTCTAATAAAAATGCCCCTTGATTCAAGGGGCATTGTGACAGTTTTAGAACTGTGCTAGTAGTTTCTGTGTCTCAGGGTCGAATACTTCTTCTACGCCCTCTATTGAGTGAATCCAATCATCATCACTCTCAGCGATCTCATAGAGATCAATCATTTCATCTTCCATAAAAAAATTGTGTGTTCAAATTTAGTATTACATATTATATGTGGTTTGGCAACTATCCAACTGGAGGCACGTTAGGTAGTTGAGCAGGCATGGCGTCCATGTCAAATTTCCTTGCCGCCTTCTCTGTTTCTCTATCTCCCTTGATAGAATTTACCTCTATAACAAGTGCCTTAATATCATCTTGCTGTTTGAGTAAAGCAGAATGAACCATAGACTCTAGTGTAGTCAATCTTTCATCAAGATTGCCAATAGTTTTCATTGCCGCTTGTAGTTGTTTCTTTAATCTATCAACTTGACCTAACTTAACTTTTGTTAGTGCCTCTGTGTCTGAAGTAAGTGAATCGTAAACCATAATTAATTCTTTTTAGTTATTTAGATTACCTCATGTAGAGGTGTCCGCCATTCCACTGGCAAACATTATATAATCTTGCTCTGTCATCATCATCACTCATTTTGAATCTGACATATTTTGCTGGTTTCTTCCACCCTGCTGCCTTATACACATCGCCATTACTTCTATCAACAAAGCAATGTACACTCACATCATCTTGAGTGCCTCTCCATAACATACAAACTTTATAATACTTTCTCCCTTTCTCTATAAAAAATTTCATGCCACCATCATCTTGTTCAATCTCTCTTATTCTCTCTTGCATATACTCTGATGAAACTTTCTCCTGATTATCCATACAGGTACGAAGTGCATAGTTTCTGTAATCTTGTTCAAGGGCACGGCAGAGTTTCTCTGTCCATTGTAGCACTTTAACTTTTTGTGTTGCTTTTTGAATTGGTGTCATCTATCTCCATAATAAAAAAAGTGTAAGAGCAGAGGAACAAACACAAACCCTCTCTCTTACACTACCCAATTTACTACTGAATCAATTATTTGGCAACCCCTCTACTGGAATAAGGAAATAATTGTATGTCCTTAGTTCCGAACCTACCTATCGCCTCCAACTTGGCATCACTACCAAAATTTGATAGACTCTCAAAATATGTAGAGTATAATCTGTTATTCTGTTTAATAACAGCACGCCAAGTTGCCATGATTTAAAATAGATAGGGTGTCAGGAAACAAAATCCAGTTGCCGCAGACGCTCTTGACAGACTCAATGAGTGGTCGTGAACCGCAGGGATAGATTTGTTTCCCATACTATTTATTATAGTATATCACTTTTTCTTTGGCAACCCCTCTTTAAAATTATATGCCTGTGACCTCTCACTTGAACTCAAATTCACACACCGCCAACCATAATCCCCATTGGTAACGATAGTTGGCATCATATTCATTGACAGGGTGATTCTATTTTCACCATTGTTTGTCTCATAACCATGTGTGACTTGAGAAGGGAAAATTAACAACTCTCCCTCTTTTGCCATCACTTGATTGATCTGGTTATAGTCTGTATCTTTTTTCCTGAGAGTAACAAGAGCGGGTGTATTAGTCATAAACTGATACTCCTCTCTTACAAAATGTGTGGGCACATGATCTTTTTCTATATCAAAGTTCACATAATATATGGCAGACAGGTATGAGTTGCCGTGGAAATGTGGATACTGGAAACCCTCTTTGTCCGCCACATTTATCCAACTGTCTGTAACTTGAACTGTCTCCTGTATATAATCTCCCTTGACTTCCTTGGCATATAACTCTGCCTGTTGTTCACACCAATTTCTAAATCTACCAAACTTGGCATCATCATGTAAAACAGAGTAATGTCCAATATGCCTCAAATTTTCTGAACCAGTATTATATGAGAGATCACTAAATCCCTTTTCCTCTATCTCCTGTAGCACAGTTTCTTTTACCTTAGCATGAAATGGGCAAGGTATGATCGCCACTGGCGTAGGTAGCACGTTGATAACTTCCATATTACAAATTAGGATAATCCCATAGTTGCCCTGATCTAAAAGTGGTCATGGCATTGTGTCTTTCATCTTTAGTCAATGGTATAACTTCAAAGGAATTAATATATCTAGGCATGAGATTACTGGATATAGTAATTCTGTTGTCATCATAGTTGGTAGCATAACCATGACAAGTACTCGCTGGCCACAGCAATAGAGAACCCTCTAATCCTACCACCTCATTAACATAATTATACTTAGTTTTCTTCTTGTTTGTCAACATATAAGAAGGATAATCAGGATATTTCTGACTATTATTAGGACGATAAAAATAAGTTGGCGAGTGTGACGTATCGTTAAAGTTGATATAATATAAGGCACACACGACGGCATTTATATGGAAATGTGGTTTTTGCCTACCACCAACGTCACATACGTTTATCCAACTGTCTGTTAATAAGTATTCGGAAGTGTCATAGTTAAGTATGTCTCTGGCATATATCTCTGCCTGCAACTCTATCCATTTTCTAAAATCTTCATACTTATCATTAGATAGTGGCGAGTAGTAATCAAGATGTTCTAATCCCTTTGCCTTAGCATCTACTTTCTTATGTTCATAGTCATCGCCATGACCTTTTATCTCATCTACCAATAACTTTTTAACTTTCTCATGTTCTGGATACATTACTACCCCTAACTGCAAAGGCAATACGTCAACTACTCTCATGCCCTTTTCCCCATACAGACTCCACAAATCTAGGGTCTAGCATTTCCTGTGAACAAGATGATGTGTTGAAACTTACTGTCCACCTATCATGTTCAGTATTATTTGTTCTACTACCATGTTCTAACCACGAAGGAAATAAGTATAAGTGTTTTTCTTTGATAGGCACATCATAAAAATACATTCCATAGGGTGTCTCTTTCACATTATGAACACACATCATATATGGTTGTAGCGGCGACACCACGAAAAACTTACCAAAGTCTCCCTCTGGTAGATCAAGATAAAATGCCCCACTTATTACGCTAGATTCATGTCTGTGTCTCTCTGTTCTGCCACCTTTAGGTAGAATGTTAAACCATGACCCACTTATTACCACAGGCCAGTTACCTATTTTCTCAGAGAAATGATTGCAACACTCTTGAAATGTAATCAACATTGGTTCAGATCCCTTGTCTCGCAATGGATCCCACCCTCCATGTGAACTCACGCCATTCACTGCCAAAGAATGTTCGTGACTCTTGCCATTAGTTTTCACATGATGTATAAACTCATCTACACCAGGCGCACCTGTAAGATCATACTCTTCTAATAATGTAGGAAATAAATCCATATCAGCACCATTTTGAATAATCTATGTTGAGAACAACTCTCAAGTCAGCATCAGTACAGGAAGTTCCAGCATGAAGCAAATCTCCTGAGAACATCACTGCTCTGTTCTCCTTTGACAATACCTTTTGTCCGTCCTCAAAGTATGTATATCCATTGTTGTCATTGAAATATATTACACAAATATGATAGTCAGGCACGTTCTCAAAGGGCGGTTCTGGACTATCACTTGCCCCAGTAATATCAACGTGTAGTGGTTTCTCTTTTATTTCTGTTGTCCTTGATGTCGCATTGAACTTAACTCTATTGATTCCTATAGGATTAAGTGTAGCAAACACTGGTTTAACTCTCTCAAATATATCACTAATAGGAACACAATTAGCGTAACACATATGAGAGAATTGGGGGCAGTTGTCTCCCTCTTTTACTGAGTTAGCAGTGTAATACCAAGGCATACGCCCACTAAAGACATAATCTCTAATGGGCGTGAATACCTCAGTTGGCAAGAAGTTGTCGTAAACTTCTATATTCATACTAAATACTGTTCCTCATACTCCTGTAGGATACTAGGAACTAATCCATCAAGCACGCTCTCACTATCCACATATCCTTTCTGTTCGTGAAATAATGTTATGTTTAAGTGTTTGTACTTTTCGTGAGTAGCAACTTCAACTGTAAGTTTTCCGTTTACATTCTTAGTTAGATTACTCAAGGCAAGATTTTGTTTTGATGTTATGAGTATTGTAGCACAACAGGCATGAAACAATTTTTTGAAAGTTTCAAGGTCAGTTAACCATGCTTCTGGATTATCATATACCATACGAGCAACAAATTGCGGAGACAAACAGTGGTCTTTACAGGTTTTCTGTCCTTTCTTTGCTGCCTGCATGGCTTCACGACTCATATATCCAGTTGGATATGAATTGCCTGAACTAAACACTTGGTCATATAAGATGCGAGTCATCGCTCTCTTAGTATCACTAGAGGCATCTTTCCATAGATGTAGAGCACCTTTCATGGCATGAAATGCCACTTCAGCAAATGCTTCCCATTTCTTCAT